TCAGGCCCTGACCTTTCCGAGGGTCGGCGCTCCTACACCACGCCACGGGGCACTATCGGCTTCCCTGACCATCGGGCCTTGGGTCTGCGCCGCGAACAGGCCGGGCAGGACGCCGAACGCAGTCAGGATTGCCCCGCGCGTTGATTTCAGCGATTGCAGGGCTTGCGACCGGGCAATGTCGGGGGTCGTGTCGTGGCCCTTCCAGTCCTGTGCCGGGGCAGGCCCGCCCGCCGCCGCCACGTTCACCGACTCTCGCAATAGGACGCGCCCCCGCTTGCCCCGAAAGCCACGGCCCAAGGCTTCCAGGTCGGTTTCGGTCGTTTCCGGGAAGGGCAGAACCTGACTGCCAAGCGGGGCATTCTCATAGATCTCTGTCAGCGCCGTTTCCAGCGTGTGAAGTAGGCCCGCCGTCATGCGCGCCCGGTGCAAGGGCGGGGTGCCGGTCCAGGGGGCCACAGGGTCGGACGCCAGCCGCAGATGCAGCACCTCGGCAGACAGGACGGTTTCACGTCGCCCGCCGCCCGCCTCTGACACGCCAACGCGATAGGCGCGCGGGATGCCGTCGCGGGTCGATACTTCCCAGTCTGCACAAGGCACCAGCCGGTCATCGCGGACCAGCATCACCGCCTCGCCACGCAGGGCCGCAGAGCGGGCGATGATCGCCATGCTGCGCCGGTCCAACAAATCGGTGCCCTGCACATCGGCCAGGGCGAAAGAGCCTTCCCACATGCTGACACAGGCTTGCACGGTCGCGGTCAAATCGCCCAGGCCCGCGCGGCCTGCGATGTAGCTTTCCCGCGCAGCCATGATTTCGGCGGTATAGCCGGTGCCGCTGGAACGGGTTTCACTGACTGGCAAGTTGCCATTCAGCCGCCTGAATAGATCCATCAGCCCCATGTCAGGCCCTCCGATACGGGCGCAACAGGTCTGCCGCGCCGCTGTTCTGCATGGCCCGCCCGATATGCGACGTGCTGACCTCGATGCTTTCCTGAACCTGCCCGATGTTCAGCGAGTAGGACGTGGCGCCGGGGGCAATGTCGGGCATTCCGTCCAGATAGTCCGCGAGCCGCCGCGCGGCCTCGATGACCGCAGCCGGGGGCATCGGAACGCCATCCCCCACGATTGCCGTGATCCGGTAAGGGCCGCAGCCGGGCAGATCATAGCCGCCCCAGGCCGATGCGTCCGGGATGCAAGCCTTCCACAAGCCGCCGTCCCATGCCTCGACCGATTGCAGCACTGCCGGGGCCAGGGGGGCCTGCCAGTCGCCTGCGCCCTCGACCAGCCAGACAACCTGCCTGGGGGTCCAGCGCCAGGCCGTGTAAGCCTCGATCCGCTGCCAGACGGCCGGCAGTTCCAGATGACCCAGAATGGCCGGATATTCTGCCGGGATCGCCTCGGTCTGCCTGATCGTCACCGCCATCAGAGCCTCCACCTGTTCAGGGACCGGCCAAGGTTGGACGCGGGGGGCATCAGAACGCCGCCCTCGGTCGGGGTCCAGTTCCGCGCCTCTACCTGCGTGTCAGGATAGGCCGGGCGAGTCACAAGGCTGATTTCGTAGAGCAGCGCCTGATAGATCCAGCGGATCAGCGCCATGCCCAATTTCGGATCTTCCTCGACCACCTTTTCCGCGTCCGGTGCGACACGTTCGGGCGGGATGCGAAAGCCGGGGGAGATGCCGACGATCAGGCCCGCGCGATAGGCTGCCATCAGGTCGCGCACCCATGAGATTTCCAGCATCTCGGTTGTCAGTTCGGCCTCGAACAGCAGGGCATCATCCGTGTCCTGCAATTCGAGATTGCCCGCCCCGCGTGATGCAAGGGGATGGTCATAGCTGTGACCGACAAGCCGGTGAATGTCTTCTTCGGGCCGGTCCACGCGATAGGCGAAAGCCTTTGGCGCGATGACCTCCTTGCGGGGCCTGCCCTTGCGGCCGCCATCCGTCAGAACAGCGGCCTTGCCATAGGGAAAGCGGCCACCCAACGATGGTGCCGGAACGCCGCTGGCGGATTTCCAGCCCGCCGCTGTGACCGCCCCAAAGCATCAGGGTTCACCGATGCCGGTCAGGATGCGGGTTTGCAGGCCGCGCGGGACGGTAAAGTCAGCCGTGACAAGCGCCGTCAGCACCAGATGGCCCGATGCCGCCTTGGTGTAGGGGTCGCGGATCAGATCGACCCCACCCCAGAGGCCCAGATAGCCCGGCGCCACGCCCTGCACGTTCGCGGTCATGATCGCGGTTTCGTCGGGGATGACATTCGAGATTGCCGGGGTGCCGACATGCTTGGTCAGCCGGTCCCATTCCGAAACCGCCGTGCCGGTGATCAGCGCGTCGTCCAGTTCGGCCCAGATCGCCGGGTCAAAGCCCAGGTTCACCTGATTGGCCGAAGTAATCGCATTGGCTTCCATGAACGCCACGATCTGCGCCTGGAACGCTGCCCAGGTCGCGGTTGCCCCAACAGGCGTGACCGGGATGCCATAGGTTGCTGCGCCGGGGATGATGCCCAGAGGCTGACCATTCGCGCCGCTGCCATTGATGACAACCCGATCCAGTTCGGTGCCGATCACCGCGTTCATGTCGCGGCGGATCGCAGCTTCCAGGCCCTCGCCTGCCTGTTTCAGCGCCTTGCGGCTGATGACCATTTGAGCGCCGCCCGTGTGATCGGGGTTCAGGCTGCGTTCGGCAGTCTCATAGGGCTGCGCTGCGCCGACATTCGCCAGTTCATTGGTCTGCCAGCCGAAGATCGCGCCAGCCGTTGCGACCGGGAAGGCCAGTTCGCCCGCGCCGATGTTGATCCGCTGAATGCCCAGGCGTTCGGCCACGCTGTTGGGGAAGATCCGGTCGATGACCGGGCGGATGGTCTTGGGGTTCACCTGATCCGCCGCGATGGTTTCGCCTGCACGAGTTTCCAGCGCCGCATAGGGGATCGGGATGCCCCGATAGCCGCCCGCCGACCGCAGTTCCTCGACAATCTCTGCCGTGGCACCCGACAGGGCCTTGCCCTCGTCCAGCGATAGGGCAACCTGCCGCAATTCGAAGCGGCCAAGCATATCGGCCCATTCACGATCCGAGCGCGTTTCCAGTTCCGCCCCGGCTTCGCGCCGTTCGGTATCCTCGGCAATCAACGCCGCGCGATAGCGGGTTTCGTTGGACCGATATTCCGCATCCAGGGTTTCCATGGAGCGGGTTTCGTCGTCGTTCGGGCTGTCCTTGCCGACAAGGCCCGAAAGCTGTTGGCGGATTTCGCTTTGCCGCCGTGCGATCTTGATACTATTCAGCATGTGATTTCCTCATATTGCCGGGTTGCGCCGCATGTCTTGCAGCAAGGATTTCCAAGCATCGCGCTTGGGGTCGGGTCGGCCCAAGCCGATCTCGATACGGGTTTTGCGGGAATGGCAGGCCGGGCAGAGGCATTGCAGATTGGTCAGGTCAAAGGCCCGTTCCGGCGCATGGCGCACTGCCTTGATGTGATCGACCTCAAGCCGTCCTGCCGCGCCGCACTGGACGCAGCGCCAGCCGTCACGCCGCAGGGCTTCCAGGCGCAGGCCCTTCCAACGCCGGGTCTTGATGACTGCCGCAGACTTGCGGTCCCACCTCATGCCCATACTGGCGTCCTAGTCTTGCGCACGGGGGCCGCGACACGCCGCGCACCTTCCGCGACTGCCAGGACGGTTGCCGCCGCCGCGTCGATGCGACCAAGCGCCCGGCCTTTCGCCAACTTGTGATTGCCTGCCGGGTCGATCAGGGTGATCGCATCGGCAAAGGCCGAACGCAGCAGCAGGGACGGGGCCACCTGAACGCAGCCATCGAACAATGCGCGCCGGAACCGTTCAATGTCTTCGCTGCCATCCTTCCAGCCAAAGCCGCGCCAGATGAACGGGACACGCAGCCCCGCCGCCAGCATGGCCTCGGAAAATTCGGCATGGCGGAACCTGTCACCGACGATGCAGGCCGGGGTCAAGCCATCCAGCCGCTTGACCAGTTCCGCAAGCCAGGGACCGGGCGGCACGGTGTTGTCGCCCATTACGATCAGTTCGCCGCGTTCGTGCATCTCGGTATAGCGCCCCGACACACCATCAGCCGCGCCTCGATCCGCAAGACCGGGCTTTGCCGGGAACGTGCCGACCGCCTCAAGCCGTCCGGTCTGGGGCCAGTAGAAGGATGCGGCTGACATGGACCGGGAACCGCCCAGGTCAACACCAAGGATGCACGGGCCATCGCGCGGGGGCAGGGCATCGGGGGCGACCTCTGCCGACAGCCATTCGTCAACCGTCACCAGAACGGAGCGGTCTTCGGTCGAGACACGTTCGTTCCGGTTCAGGTTGCGAAAGCTGGACAAAGCCGATCCGCCCCGCGCGATGGCCCGCCTCGCCTGCGCCACCAGCCATTCGGGGGACGCCCCGATGCCCTCGGCAGAGCCTGGGTTGGCGATGAGCAGGCTTTCCAGATCGTCCGCAGGCAGGCCGAAGGGCGGGCGATGTTCTTGCACATAGGTTCCGGGCGGGGGTTCATCCATCCACCGGCTGAACGTGTTGGTATCGTCGGGCGCGGACGTGCTGATGATCAGCGCCCGGCCATCGCGCTTGCCCAGGCCGGACAGAATGGCGTTTTCCAGGGCATCGCCCTTTTCGCGTTCCCACGCCGCCCGTTCGTCCAGGATCGCCAGCGTCGGCGCGCCGCCCAGGATCGACTTTCCATCGGCTGCGATACATCGGACCAACCCGCCGCCGTTGGCCGAATACTCGACCTCCAGCTTGGACCCGCGCCGGACGATGAACAGTTCCTGTTCGTCTTCGCTCAAGCCTTCGATGAAGCCGACCACGAATTGAAAGGCGGTTTTAGCCTGATCGCGGTTCCGGGCCGCAAGGATGATCTCGCGCTTGGGCTGATCGTCCCACACGCCCATCAGACTTCCCAGGCCGATGCCAGCCGACAACGCCGTCTTGGCGTTGCCGCGACCGATCGACAGAACGCCGATCATCACGCCATCAGCCGTGGCACCGCGCACGAACTGCTTCTGATAACCGGCCAGGACCAGAGGCTCACCGGCCTTCGGCCCTTCCGGGATGCGCAGCGTTTCCAGAAAGCTGATGACGGTTTCAGCGGTCACTTTTTCAACGCCCCGCCATTGCGTTCGACAGTCTGTTCCCAGTCGAATGCCGCGCCCGTAACCATGAAGTTGCCGGGCCGTTCGGTGCCATCGGGGTTCTTGCCGCCAAATTCGGCAACCATCGCATAGGGAATGTCCCAATGCCCTTCCACCACGTCGCCAAGCTGCATGGTGCGAACCACGTCCTTGTAGGACTCCGCGCCCTTGCCGCCGCCTTTCATCGTCAGGCTGTTGCGCAGATCGCCGCTTTCGACCGGCATCCGCCCGCCCTCGTCACGGGGCGTCTGCACTTGCTCGAAAACGTCTTCCACCGATGCCCGCGCAATGGTCAGCATGTTGGCTTTCGCCTCTTGTGCAAGGCGTTTCAGATCACGTCCGAAGCTCATTTTTTCCTCCAATTTTTCGGGAGAGAGACAGGAAGACCCCGCTCCGCGACACCTCCCCACCCCCGCCGAAGGGGGCATTGGCACCGGATTGGGGCCGGGCCGGTCATCGCCGCGCCTGAAAGCTGAAACAGATGACCGCGCCGTCGCTGGCAGGCTGCATGGGCTTCACGTCCTGCATCCGATACTCGACAGCCCCGATGCGCAGCACGTCCAGTGGCGCAGGCGTGATGGCGGCAGGCGCGGTCATGATGCCCAGCACGTCGCCTGCTTGGATCAGGGTGTCGCCATGATAGCCCGCGTCGTAGCCTGTTTCGATGTAGCGCACCGGATAGGCCACCTCGGCAGGTTCGCCCGGAGGATCCCAGGGATACTGCGGTTCGCTGCCCTCCATGCGGATGATCGCAGCAGGCCCGCCGTGCGTGGCGATCAGCCTGTCTGCATGTCGTCTCATTCGATCCGCCAACACGCCCATGTCAGCCTCCTTTACGTTACAGTATCACATCACATAAATAGGTCAATAATACTGCCGCATATTGCCTGCGTATAGTCCGGCCACCCGCTCCTTCCCCCCGCCTAAGCGAACAAGCCTGTGCGGCCTGCGTCCGGGAAAGGCCCTGCGCTTCCTCGATCCGTATCCACGCGATGCCCGGTAACGGGGGCCAGCCGCCTTCCCTCTGGCTTTCCACCAGACCCGCCCTTTGCAGCCATGCGCCGGTGCGGTCCCCGGTCTGTCACCCTGCGCCGCAGCATCAGGTTCACCAGCCGGTGGGTTTAGTTGTCGCGTTTCTGCGCTGGCCTAGCAGGAGCCGGTTCAGCGCGGGGTGGGTTAGAAGTCCCCAGATCGTCCTATCCCCGCTGATTTCGCTCGGCGGTCAGAAGCTAGGGCGGATGGTGGAATATGCCCGGCTCATGGTCCGGTCTGCTTCGATGCATTGAAGCCCCCGCACCGCGCCCATGACGCGGGGGCAGGGGTTCTG